GAATGAACTGTTATCTTATGGAACTTATAGTGTCCATGTCTACCTGATACACCATTATATCTGTTTAATGCTTCACGAAATTCTTTTACACGGTCAGAACCAACCACAACATGAAGATGTGTTACACCTTTTTTGTATAATCTGGATGCATGATGAAAAATAGATGGTTCTTCTTTCGAAGAAGATTCAATATTGGTGCCAGGTGAATATCTCTTTAAATGCTTGACCTTTTGTTCACCACTCAATGGATTCTTCTTAGTATCTTGTGAATGTGATACAATAATATGATGTGAACCACCAACCTTATGTGCAATTTCTTTTACTTTATCAATAACCTTTAAGTGACCTGTGGTTGGAGGGTTCATCCGGCCAAAGGTCAACACGGCGTGCTTCTCACCTTGTTTGGCTTCTTCAATAATCTCTAAAAACGATTTCATTATTTTATTTGTGTCCTAAAGTTTTTTTGAATGCGTGTATATCAGAATCTTTGTCTAAATCCACATGGCTCTTATTCAATCCTTTTACTCCATCGGGATGAAAAGCAACAGTGCGGGCACCTTTATTGCCTTTTTGTTTTTCTCTAATTCTCCATTCTCCATGACCAGAAATTGATGGAAGACCATGTCCGGTTTCGTCTTTATGACCAACTTTATAAGTTCCATGACCACCAACTTGTAAAACATGAACATGATGGTCTTTTAAATAACCTTCAGCTGGATGTAAATTTGGATGTTTGATTGTAATTGTTTTTGCTCTACCAGAAGAAGTTGTTGGTTCATTTTGTGGATCTGGATGATGTTTGTTCATATGATCCAAAATACCAGATTTTTCAATATGTTTTGCATATTCTGGTCTTTTTGTTTTTTGTGAATCTTTAATATGCCAACCATTCTCTTTTGTATGGTGAATAGTTAATTGACCCATAGCAGCGGTTGTACCATTTTTTGTCTCGCCGTTGAGCAAACTTCCTGTTACTGAGGCTGCATGAAATTTACCTTTTTTCTTATTATGAATTGCAAAATCTGTACCCCCACTCGAACCAGCACCCTTCATTTCTTTTGGCATAATTCCATGATGTTTCATTCTCTCAACAAACTTAGATTCATAATCATGACCTTTATTTGGAGGGGCTTCACCTGGTTTATGTAATTTTGAAATTGGAATAACATGATGATTACCGGTTTCATCTTCTGCGTGAACATGGATTTTACCATTAATATGTTCAACTTTGTGTATTTTTACGGAAGAACCTTTGGGTAAATCATCATGCTCTTTAGCCAAAACATGAGTAGGAGTTTTTGAACCAACATGAGGATCAATATATTTCTTTTTGTGAATCTCGCCGTTTGCACCTGATGCGGTTAAAGTTCCACGTCCTTCTACTTCTAATAAAAAACTTCTAAAAGTTTTCATTTATTTTTTAAACCCATCATTGTCCGGACATGAACTCTATCTTTTTCTTTCTCATCTTCCGGCAATTCATTATATGGTTTATGTTGGTCTGCGTTATAATCTGCTTTAGGATTACGTTTCATCCATTCATTATGAACGTGTTCAGATGCTTTTTCCATATCATGTGGATGTTTCTTTACAGCTGCCAAAGCGGCATGACCTGCAGCAATATTTTCTTTTTGCCAATCGGGGTGTAGTTTATGAAAAGGTACATTGATATCACCTTCAGTACCATCACTATTCTTTTTAACTCTAGGAACATCACCTTTGTCTTTAATATGTTGTTTTCTCCAAGCCTCATGAGCTTTGGCAGCAAATTGCATAACTTTACCCATACGGACTGATTCTGATAATACACCAGCTCTCTCTAAGTATATTTGCAATTGAATTGACATTTTTATTTCCTTACTTTCAATAGATTTTGTTTAGCAAATTCAGCACGGTTGACCAATTTAGTTGGTTCTTCTTTACCTTCATGTGTATAATTCACAACAAATCCTTCAGGTTTAGATTTCTTACCATTGATGTGGTGTTGATAACGACCTTCATGTGTTTCTAAAGAATTAACCAAAGCATTTTTGGCTTGATGTAGATGGTGGTGCATTGCCAATAGATTCTCATAATGACCTTTATGTTTCTCGACATGAGCCAACTCATCATCACGTTGTTTAGTTTTTTCTGCCTTACCTTTTTCTGACTTGGCTTTAACAATATTCTTTTCGTGTTGGCGTTGTAGATGTTCCTTAAACCCCTTAACACTAGGTACTTCATCTGTTCTTACAGTATGATTTATGTATGTTGCTAAATGACCAGAATCACCACTATGCTTAGGATGAATGGCATCATACATTTTATGACCATGAGTAGTATGAATGGATTTTGCTGCAGCCATATGCTTCTGATATGTCTTTTCGTTTTCTTCTGAGTGTTTTACTTTACTTGTATCATGTTCAGCACCATGTAAATGAACATCTGGATGTTCTTTGAACTTACTTAAATCTGGATGAGGTGAGGCTCTCATACTAGCCATCGCTCTATTAACATAATCATGGCTAAGTTTACTAACATCAGGAATATGATATTCTTGATGTACAACTATACCAACTTTAGATTTTTTAACCTTATCTTCTTCTTTTTTGTCTTTAGGAGTATATGTGATTGTATTTGGAGTAAATGATACAGCCTCATTAACATAACTTTCACTTATAGTTTTATTTTCGGCATGATGCATCAAATCACCTTGATACACACCACTCTTTGGTGTTACTTTTGGTAGATGTTTTAATGCGTGTTTGAGTGTTTTTACTAAGCCTGGTGCATGACCGTGATTTCTTTCAATATCTTTATCTGTATAGTTAATCTTAGGTTCTTTATTGAAGGCTGATTTGGTGGCAACAAAGAACTTACCAGTTTTAGGATGATGACCAAAAACTAATGACGGAGAACCATCATATTTCATTGTAAGATTGGAACTTTGTTGACCTGACTTGATTTGAGCATGAGCTTTCTCTAAAGCTCCGACTGCGTGTTCAAAACCATCATGGCCATGCATTAAAGGCCTATCTTCAGCATGAGTAATATGCTTTAGTTGTCCACCTTCTTCGGCCTCTTCTTTTAAAAAGCTCATAAATGATAACATTGTTTTTCCTCTAGATTTGCAACACACTTTGGTTGCTAGTTTACTTATTTATACAACATTTACATTTATATAGCCAAAATGTCAAAAGATTGGCTTCGATACATAGTGTCAAAATTATTCGGATTTTAACACTTTTTCAATATCGTCTACAGTATTTTTAATGAGGTGATTGTTTACCACATATTCATATGCGGCTGATACATCAGGAGTTCTCCATTTTCTAAGTATTTCTACTAGTTCTTTTTCGGTATTATAAGTTGTACCATATTTGGCCAAGACTTTGGCACCAGCAATATTACGAGAAATCCATGGAGTTTTATTCAACATAGACTCTAATAATACCAAACCAAAGCCTTCAGCATCTGAATTCATAACATAACAGTCAGCATCAGCAATGGCGTCTTTTATATCTCTTGGATCTTCGACCATTAATGGAATAACATTCTCAGAAGCATGAGGCATGATGTTATGTCGATTGTCGTAACCTGTCGTAACCAAGACAGAATCTTCTAAGTTGGCTGTACGAAAGGCATCGGCAAGTTCTATCATCTTTTTATTAGGCCAATATCCACCACAAGATAAAAACATTCTCTTATTTTTTGGTATACTATATTTGTCTTTGAATATGCCTTGGGTTCCAGTACAATCTTGTAATGAAATACCGTGACGGACTTGTACCGATTTATTATTTACTTTCCATTTTTGAGTATGTGTCCAATCATCAAGAGAGGAACAACCAATATACTTAACATCTTTTAAGGCTTGTAAACAAACTGCACTCTCTGATGGCTTAATTAAAAGATATAATATAGGAGAATTAATGTTTTTCGCCATAGACAATACATAATTTTGAACATGAACATCACCGCCATGTATAATTATTAAATCTTTATTAATTAAAGAACTGACTTCTGAAGTAACTTTAATACCATTCAAATCACCTTTGTGTTCACCAGCCAATACAGTCACATCATGTCCACGACTTAATGCCTCTTCGGCCATCTGTTGAACATAGTATTCAGAACCACCAGGGAAAGGTGCATATCGATGTACTACAAAACATAATTTCATTTTTTCACCGCAATCATTTTTAACACAGAACCTCTAGCCGGTTCAGGATTTCTTAAATCAGGAACTCTTTTACAATCAGTAAATCCATTCTTCACCAATAGTTTAGTGAGGGATTCTTCATCAAATCCGTTTACATGACCCATGCCTTCCATTGTGTATTCAGTAGGATGATGAAATCCACCAAACAAATAAGACATAGCATTACTCCATGGATCATCGGTTGGATTCAACCATGATACATTAGCCATAGTATTCCAATCACCTTTAACCATTCTTTCACATATCCAACGAACATCAGGTACAGCAACTTCTAGTATACCATTTGGTTTTAAAATACGTTTGACTTCTTGTAATACTTTATCAATTTTAAAAATGTAGATATGTTCAATCACATCACCCATGTAAGCTTTATCAAATGTTTCACTTTCTAAAGGATAAGGTATTTTTATTAGATTATGTAAACAGTTCACATTACCCCATTGGTGCATATCCATTCGAACATCAGCATCTGGCTTAGGATGTGGTCCTGACCCAATATCAATTATCATTCTTTGTCCAATTTTTTAATATCCATGAAGATGAATTCATTTTGTTTGATCCTCCGACACCAAAAACAAATTCAACATTTTTATCTTGATTCTCTTTCACATAGTCCATTTCTAATGTATTACCTTCAACTCTATCACCACCATTAGCAAATATAATTTTTGCACTAGGCCACATTAATCTGGTTGCTTTGATAGCAAATTTAGAGCTATCATCGTCATCATTAAATTCTAAAACAAAACCAACTGGCTTGATAGCATTAACAACTTTCGACCTTTCAGACCATGGCATAAAAGGTTTGCCTTTCTTACGAGTTAACCAAGCATCAGAATTTAATCCAACAATTAGAATACCTCCGTCACCCAATAATTTTGCTTTCTCAAAATAATTAATATGTCCAGAATGAATTGGATCAAAACCACCAGTAACCAAAACTACTTTATTCATCTATTTTCTCCATTAAGATACCACTCATATGTTCTTTTTAATCCATCTTTTAATTCAACCCTAGGATACCAACCTAAAGAATTTATTTTACTATTATCGGTAAGTTTACTCATAGTACCATCAGGCTTACTAATATCATATACTAATTCACCTCGAAAGTCAATAACTTCTGCAACTATTTTTGCGAAATCGGCAATTGACACATCATAACCAGAACCTAGATTAACAAAATTTCTCATAGGTTCGGTAACTGAATCCCACTTTTCTTTTTCCACATTCATTACATGGATACAGGCCTCTGCCATATCATCCACATATAAAAATTCTCTCCTAGGTTTGCCAGTTCCCCAAATATTAACGGTACTATCACCATTAACTTTTGCAGTATGCATTTTATGGATGGTGCCTGCAGCAACGTGACCTGCTTCTACATCAAAATTATCACCAGGTCCATAAAGATTACAAGGTAATACACTTCTATAATCACGACCATATTGTCTATTATAACTTTCACACATTTTCACACCAGCAATCTTTGCGATTGCATATGGTTCATTTGTTGATTCTAAGTGACCAGTCATCAACAGATGTTCTTTAATAGGTTGTTCTGTAACTCTAGGGTAAATACAATTTGAACCTAACATCAATAACTTTTGAACATCATTGACATGAGCCGCATGAATAACATTGGTTTGTATCATTAAATTTTTATAGATGAATTCACCTGGAAAAATATTATTTGAATGTACTCCACCAACTTTAGCAGCTGACATATAAACTTGGTCAAATTTATGTTGTGAAAAGAAATCATTGACAGCTTGTTGGTTGGATAAATCTAACTCTTTGGATGTTCTACACACAATTTCATCGGTACTATTTTGTAATAGTTTTGTTATTGTAGAACCTACTAATCCACGGTGGCCTGCGACAAAAATCTTCATATTATTCCTCTTGGTCTTGATAGTCATGATAAATCATTTGGCTGCCTAGATATTCAAAATTAACAGGTACTTGTTTCAATTTTAATTTATCGGCAACTTGTTGTTGTAATTCTGGTGGAGTTAAAAATAATATAAACCCACCACCTCCGGCACCTAACAACTTACCACCTACAGCACCAGAATTAATACCAATATTGTATATCTCATCAATATCGGTATTTGTTATTGATTTTTCTATTTCTTTTTTGATACGCCATTGTTCATTTAATAATTTAGCAAAGTCTAATATTGTACCATTAAATAAAATATCCTCAGCCTCAATAGTTAATTCTTGCATTAACTTTAAATCAACTTTTTTGTTTTTAATATTATTAATTTTTTTATCAGCAATATCATGTGAGTTTCTTAGTTGTTCGGTGAAGAATAGTTGGACCCATGATTCAAGTTCTTTTAATTTACTTTTCTTTAAATGTAAAGGTGAACAAGTAAATTCGGAGTAACCACCAAAATTAATACGATTGAATCCACCAAATGCAGCTGCAACTTGGTCTTGTGAACCAACAGCCTCACCCAAAATATTCTGTTCTAAGTTAATTGCACTAAGAGCTAAATCTCTTTTGGTTAATTGTTGATTTTTTAATGCGGCCAATCCATGTAGTAATGAAACCGAAAAACTTGAACTAGAACCAATACCTGTACGATTAGGTAAATCGCCATGGTGTGTAATATCAAGCCCATGTTCAAAACCCATAAATTTTATTGCTTCACGAATAACTGGTATTTGTATTTCATCAATCGTTTGAGTTTCTTGTCTCTCATAATATCTAATACGATAATTATAATCAAATATTTTTGGTAACTTCCTTAATACAAGAAAAGAATACTTACTAATAGTGGTAGATAGAACACTACCACCATTTTCTCTATACCAAGCTGGGTAATCTGTACCACCACCAAAAAAAGAAATACGAAAAGGTGTTCTAATGATAATCATCTAATCACAAACTTTCCATTGTTCTCAGCAACTCTTTCTCGCCAATAGTTTAACAAGTCTAACATTGTTTTTTCAAAAAGTATTTCAGGCTCCCATCCAGTATGTAATCTAAATTTTTCTGT